AGTGGTTGGGCACCTTAACAATCCCAAGTCACTAGATGCTTGTGTAGACCGTTACTTCGAAGTTGACATCAGCTCGACTAAGAGTGATCCTGACGCTTGGCGTTTGCGCTATAAGGAGCTAATGGATATTCACCTTGGTGACTGGCCGGAGGAAGCTGTTAAATATGCACTTGATGACACCATGTGGGGAATGAAGGTTTTCGATAGACAAGCGGAACTCGCTAACCCTGAAGGCCGTTGCTCTATGGGGACTGAGAACCTCCAAACCTACTTTGATTTTGTAGGGGTGCTAATGACGATGAATGGTTTCTTGATTGACACTGAGTTGGTCATTAAGACTAAGGCTGAGCTAGAGGGCAAGAGTGAGGAGCCACTAGAATACCTGGTAGCTTCTGGGTACGCACTCAAGAAAGTTAAAGGTAAGGATGCTGGGAAAGTGTCCATTCGTCAAAAGCTCTTGCGTGAGTACATCCTTGAGAATTACCCTCAGCATGTGAAATTCACCAAGCCATCGAATACTAAACCTAATGGGCAGGTAAGTCTTTCCAAAGAGGCAATCTTGGAATACCCAAGTGACCCTATACTTGACTCTTTAAAAGAGTATGAGATGTACAAGAAGCTGTTGAGTACGTATCTTCCTAACTTGCTTAGAGGTCCGACTATGCACCCTCAGTTCAACGCGCTCGTTGAGACTGGCAGGACTAGTAGCCGTGGGCACTCAGTTAAGAATAGGGATGACCGTACACCTTCAGAGAATGTACAGAACTTGCCTAGGGTTGGTAATATCAGAGAGGCACATATTGCCCGGCCTGGTATGGTACTTGTCAGCATCGACTATGGACACCTTGAGCTAGATTGTTTAGCCCAGGTTACTTATGAGATGTTCGGTGAGAGTGAAATGATGAAGGCAATTAATGCCGGGAAGGATCCGCATAGTGTGATGGGTGCCCAATTAATGAGTTTGAAAAATCACAAAAAAATAGATTATGATTCCTTCTTTTTATTGCTCAAGGAAAATGACAAACAGGCAAAGTTTTTTAGGCAGATGGCTAAGGCTGCTAACTTTGGGTACCCAGGTGGCCTTGGTGCTAAGAGGATGGTTGACTATGCTCGTCTGTCCTATGGTATTGATGACATGACACTTGAACAATCACAGGAGCTACTTGAAGTTTTCTTCGAGACTTATCCTGAGGTTAAGAAATTGCATGACTGGTACCGATACCAAGAGGGAGTAGAAGGATGGGCCTATGCTAGCTCTGGTAGATGGAGAGCTCGTTGCGGTTACTGTGTAGGGCTGAATGGTATTGCTCTACAATCCAGGAGTGCAGACGGGGCAAAAGCTGCCGGGTTGCTGCTGGCTGAAGCGTGTGAATACGGGTCTTTGCAGGGGTCTTCTTTGCTGGCTTTTATCCACGACGAATATATCATAGAAATGCCAAATGATTCAAATTTAGAGGAGCGGATTGATGCTGCTATGACATTAATGTTAGAAGGAATGAGCACAGTTTTACCCGACGTTCGCATCACTGTTGAGGCTGATGCAATGAAAAGGTGGGTCAAGGATGGGCCCTTTGTTTTGTCCACTCGTAAGTCAATTGAGCCTAGGAGGGTTGCAGTATGATTATCACCGCTTTCGATCCTGGCTACGTTAAGGCTGGCATTGCTCAAATAGAAGTATACGAAGACGGCATCTTTGTCGAACACGCTGGCTTCATTCTCCCCGCATGGAAGGCACCTGGAAAGTGTCTGACTAAGGTGGACGCAATGATAGCCGGATTAGAACAATATAAAAAAGACTTCCCCCAATTCTTCAAATGTGATATGTTAGTCGTAGAGGCGCAAGAGAGTTACCCTAGAAGACGGGGTGCTCCGTCAGGCGCTAACGCTAACGTACTTATAAGAATGGGTAAAGTGGCTGGGGCTTTTTATGCCATGATCGAAGCAGACAAGAAGTGTTTCGTACTTCCTAAGACGTGGAATGAATCGCGTAGTAAGGAGCAGAACCACCCTAAGATTTTTGAAAGGTTGGGCAACCCTGACCCTAGTACTTGGCCGTGGGTACATAAAGTAACGGCTTGTAACTATGAGCATGCAATCGATGCGGTTGGAATGGCTCTTTGGATGAACGAACAACAAGGAAAATAATATGATGGAATTTCTAGCAGAGAACATGTTGCTTATCGTCGGCCTCGTAGCTGGTGCAGCACTAGTAGGACTTAAAGCTCTAGCAGGCAAGACAGAGAACGAGCTGGACGACCAAGCGGTTGCAGCAGCGGAAAAGAACAAGGTTGGAATCGTAGCTAAGCTTACGGAAATGATCTTGAAATTATTGAAGAAGTAATTAATCATGTCCCCTCGTTTCGGCGGGGGGCGTTTTCTTGGAGGAGAACGATGAAGAAAACTATTATAATTCTGTCCGGAAAGGCAGGAGCTGGAAAAGACACTTTTGCTGCAATGCTCGGGGGAGATTGGCAACGCATTAGTTTCGCTGACGAGGTTAAGAAGACTGCTTCTGAGCTCGTGGATTTACACTTGGACTACTTTCACGATGTGGAGAAGAAGGACCGAGTAATGCTAATAGGGGGTAAGTACCAGACGCCTAGAGATTTATTGATCTCAGTCGGTATGTACTACAGGGATCTTGATCCTAACTATTGGACGAACAAGGCTGTGGAGAAGATTCGCGCCTCAGATAGTAAGAACTTTGTGATAACCGATTGGAGATTCCCTAATGAACTTGAGGCTATGCGTAAAGCTTTTGAAGAGATTCATTCGGTGCGTATTGCTGGGAGCGACCATCTCGGGTCACCCCATGAATCCGAGTGTGCGTTGGATAACTTTAGGTTTGACTCTTATATTGTCAATAGGTCCAGTCTCGAATTACTTGCTGATAAGGCTTCGTTGCTCAGGGCTAAACTGGGAGATGATGAATGCCTATCTGTTATCTACAAGGACTTATATCCTAAAGCACTTAACCTCTGTAGAAAGCACACCAAGAACCCGTCCGACCTTAAAGACGTTACGCAAGAGGCTCTTCTCCAGGTCATAACTCAGTTCAAAAAGAAGTTTGATTTTAGCTCCACCATCTGGACGTTTGCTTATAAGGTTATCTTCTTCACGGCTCAGAACTATCGTCGTAAGAAAAACACTTTCCACAAGCATTTGACGTTGACTGAAGGACCTTCGCTAGATCATATCCCTAACAGTGGACACACGGATTTACACACCCCGTTTCTAGGTAAGAGGATAGAGCTAGCGATTGCTACTTTGTCTGAGTTCGATCAGAAGTTATTTAAACTAAGGCATGACGGATGGAAGCACGCAGAGATAGGGGAAGAGTTGGGCATCAAGGAAAACTACTCGCGTCGTCGCTTGTTCTCTATACACAAGAAGTTGCGCGAGCAGCTAAGAGATGTTTACTCAGAGCTCGTCGAGTAAATTAAACATCGCCATTAGAACATCATGGGTAGACTTCGATTTTGAAGCTACCCATTTTAATATAAAAAATATTGCTACTTTACGTAGGATTTTCTCCAGCTTCTTTCTCATTTTACAATCCCAGTTCTTGCATGATTATTGCGTTTTGCTCAAGCCTCTGTTGCTCAAGCATTTTCAGAGTGCTACGCTTATCACGCGCTGGTATTGAGTCTGGGTTTATCTTGCCTGAGCTCTGAAGCATGTTAACTTCTCTGAACTTCTGGCTGTGTGATAATGATGGGTTACTCATTACTTTTCCGGCATGGGCTGTGCGATCAGCTTGGTCGTTTAATACATTGTCGTCGTCTAGTGAAGGGTAAAGAGCTCGTGCTATAAGGGCACCTTGCTTCTGTGCCGCCGCTACTCCTCGGGCTGTTGCTCCGATTCCTTTACCGATCACTCCAACTGTAGACCCTACCTTCTTTACTCCGAAGTCTGTAGACTTACTTATTCCAGATCCTACAAGCTTTGCTACGTCCTTGATTTCTTTAAAGGAGTCAAACACTGGTGCGCTCTCTTCCAGGCCCTCTAGCTTGGTTAGCTTTGCAACTGCGTCGTCTAGTACATCGTCTACCAATAGAGTGTCAGAGAAAGAGTCATTTAGTTCGGCGAATTTCTTTACCCCGTGGGTGTCTAGTTCGGTTCTCATCTGTGAGTTGCTTAAAGCAGCGTCGTCGATCTTCTGCTCTAGGGCTACCTTGACTTTTCCACGTGCTTGTTGAAGAGCTGAGTTCTGCGACTTCTTCAGGGTTCCTAGCTTGCCGCCTACCTTGATTACATTGTCTAGCTCGTTCTTGATAGCCATTAGGTCGGTTGCTTTGAATGGTCCCACGTTCTGTAATAGGTCGTCCACGTCTCCGAGTGAAGCATTGAAGGCGTCATCTGTAGAAGACTTGCGGATCTCCTTAGTGATAGACTTGATCTTGCTCAGTCCGAAAGTGTTAGAACCAAAGTCAACTCCTGATTCGTCTGCTAGTTTAGCCATGTTCTCGATTGACTTGCCGACTACTGCACGTTCTTCTTTGACGGCTGCCGACATTGCTCGGCGGTCCATCGTCTGAAAGACGTCTCTTTGGGTTGGTAGTACGTTGCGCTTTTGTAGTCCTTCGATTCCTTTGACTAGATTCTTGTGTGATGTCTGGCTGAATACCTTCTTGGTGTTCGCTCCTGCTTCGTCTGCTAGCTTGGCAGCTACTCCCTTAGGGGAGACCATGTTGCTTGCTACGGACTTAACTCGTTGTCCTAGTGCGGATCCACCTACTGCTCTTCCTGCTGCTCCTAGGCCTTTAGCTATTAGCTCACCGCCTACGCCTGCTGCTCCACCTATGGCGCTGCCTAATAGTACGTCTTCGGCTAGCTCGCCTACTTGTCCTTGGGTTAGGTCTGCTTCTGATTGTCCTGCTGCTGCTAAGCCGCCAAGTCCTGCTCCTAGTTTAACTGCTCCAGCTACGCCCTTTCCTGCTACCTGCGCTGCCTTAACACCTAGTCCACCTGGAATTAGTGCGCTGCCGACTGCTCCGATTGCCTGCCCTGCTCCAAACGTCTTGGGGTTCGCTTCTTGTGCTGCTGCGTCTGCTGCTCTGGCTGCTTCAACGTTCTCTTTGTAAGCTGCTGTGAAGTCAGCGAATTCTAGCTTGCCGTTGATGAAGTTGCCGATGGTGGCTTGAATTGCATCCATGCCGCCGCCGATCACTCCAACCACTTCATCTGCGAATCCAAAGGATGCGCCTTGGGCTGTTCCTCTTAGACCGGATTCTAGCTGACTGGGCTTAGCTGCTTCGCGCTTCGCTACTTCTCTGCGTGCTAGTTCTTTGCGTGCTTCTGCTTTGTTTGGTTTGGCCATGTTATTCTCCCCTTAGGATGGCTTGTAGTTCTTCGTCGCTCATGCTGCCGAAATCGCTCTTGGCTTCTGTGCTTAGGCCCTTCATGAGTCTCTCCGCTAGTGCTTTGTCTTCTTTGGAAAGTGCTGTTTTCTGAGGTGTTTTAGCTCCGACTATGTCGTGTATGTCTTGGATGGCTCTCTTGCCAGCTTCTGCCTGCAAGGATGCAATTACTACTTCACGGTTGCGTTTCTTCTGAGCTCGTAGCTCTGGCTTGTCACCGGCTTGGATAAAGTACTGCTCTTCTGCACTCACGAATTCTTCAGGTGAGATGGCTGCTCCAGATTCTCTACGTAGGATAGCATTCACGAAGTTCTTAAGGCCCTGGGAATACTTCTGCTCGTCTACTGTCCTGGCTTCCTGAGGAACTCCAGGTAAGAAGCGACTAGGTGACCACTCTCTTTGGTCTAGCTCTGTGAAGATCTCTTGTGAGTCTGCCATACGTACCGCGAAGCCTGCTGCCTTGCGCTGGTCACCACTGATCTTGCCATCTTCGCCGCCGATCTCTCCACGTTCAAAGGCTGCTACCTTGTCTTCTAGTGCTAGGCGATCTGCATCAGTCTTGATGTTGGCCTGTTGTACCTTCTGTAAAGCGACTGCATTCTTGAGCTTCTCGCCCTTGTCTGTAAGGTCTTGAGTTGCTGCGTCCCTAGTGAACTCTTGTTGCTTAATGTCAATATCTGACACTTTGCCCTTCTGACCGACTGTTAACCCTAGAGCTTGCTGGGCTCCCTTGGCTACGTCAAGTTGACGGTCTTCTAGTCTGGTGCGTTCTGCTAAGTCTGCTGCTGATCTAGCTTCGTGTTGAGCTGAGATTGAATTAATTGCTTGTCCGGCTACCGCTAGCCCTTGCCTTAAGTTGCCCTTAGCTGCACCGATGATAATCGGGAGTAAGGCGGCTAAACCTAGTGCTATCTTCTCCTTGTTCGAGAACCCTTCGCCTGCCTTAATCTTCTCTGCTAGTGCGGCTTGGCGTTGGTTGTTTTGGTCGAGTTGTCCTGCAAAGATGCCTTGGACTTCTCGGGATAGATCTTGTACTTCTTGATCAATAGCCTTGACATCGACACCGATGGCTTTTGCTAGGTCTGGTTTGATCTGTTCTATTACTTGAGGATCTTCCGCAACTCGAACGAGTTCGGTGGTTTTTGCTGCGTCAATTGCTTGAGCTTCCTGCTCTGACTCTGCTGCATCTTCCTCTTGATGGATCTGTGCTAGCTGGTCTGCTTCTTGACGTTGTTGTTGTCCCATAGCTTCCGACTCATCGGCCATAGCTCGGGCTTGTTGGGCGTTGGACTCAAAGCGGTCGGCTTCATCTAAAGAGGCCGCTGCTTCTGCTGATTCCTGTTCACGCTTCTGATTGTTTACCTGGCGTAGTTGGGATACTTCTTGGGCTGCTAAAAGGGCAGCATCCGCAGAGGCCATAGCTCCGTTGGGAGGAGAGCTTGGAGCTATAGGGGGTTGGCCCTGCTGCGGTTGCTGCTGACGAAGTAATCTTTCTTGTTCAATAAGTTTGAGGGCGTCGGGCCCGATTGGTGCTGACATAATTTGACTCTCCCTTGTTATCTATTGTATGTTACGTGGGAGGCAAGTTGCTCCAAGTTTACGAGATTAAATTTAATTAGTGCCCTACCAAGTAGGTTGCATGCTGGCTCGAAAACCAGTACCATAGCTTTTCCTAGGACAGAGCCTTTTTCTGCTTTGCCTGTCTTGAATGCCATCTCTGTTGCCCATGCCTTAACGAAGGGTAACGCCGCATAGGTTAGGACCTTAGAGGTTTTACATGCGTTGGCTAGTGGCTTGGCCCATACCCAGTATCCTACCTTGGTTGGTAGAGCTACGGTCTGAGCGTAAAGAAGATCTCCTTCTAGGATTTCCATAGAGATTAGTCCTTGGCGAGCTAATTCAGTACAAAGGACCTTACCGCCGGATTCTATTATTTTCGTTTCGGCGGCGGGCTTTATAGCTTCTTGGAAGGCTATTTGGTTTGCAATGTTTTGCTGTTGGATTTGGCTCCGGAGCTGCGCTTGCGAAGAAACTTCTTGGGAGGCTGCTGCTCTCTCTAGTGTTCCTGCTTGGGCGCGAGACTCGGTTAGTTGTAGTCTGCCTAGGCGTTCTTGTAATGCGCGTTGTGTGTTCGTGTTTGCTCTTCCTGCTTCTTCTGCGCGTGCGTCGAATAGTGAGCCTTGTGCCTGTTGTAGTGAGCTGGCTTTCTGTTGAACGATGCTGCGTTGTAGTCCTTCTTGTGCGTTCTGGGCTTCTGATACGCGAGCTAGTTTAGCCTGTGCGAGTTGTGCTTGTAGTTGGCCTTGTGCTGCGTTTGCGCCGCCTAGAGTTTGTAGTTGATTTTGAATGTTGATTCCACCGCGAACACCTTGAGCTCCTAGGTCACCACGTAGTTGACGTAAAGAGGTTTGTGTTTGTACATCTTGGGCGCGTGTTGCTGCTTCTTCTATTTGGCGAAAGGCTGGGTCTGCTCCACCTGTTGCAACTGTCTGAGCTCGCTGGGCTGCTAGGTCTGCAAGTCCCTGGGATCCGCTGGTTGCCTGCTGACCTTGAAGGGCTACTATGTTGCCGACTTCAGCTGAACGGCCTTCTTCAACACGACCTAGTGAACCCTCACCGAAGATCTGTTGTGCCTGTTGTGCTCCAGATGCTCTATCAAGTTCTTGCTGTGCGCGGATATCCATGAAGCGAGCTTGAGCTTGTTTCCTTAGTTCAGCTTCCGTAGGGAACTTAATGTTCTGTGGTGCTTGTGGTGATGTCATCTTTTTTCCTTATTTGAAGAATATAATTTTAACTGTTGCTGGTGCGCTTCCTGCGTTCTTTATGTAGACATAATCCGAAGTCCAACTTGTATCACCATCCACAATTCCAGGATCACCCACGTGTTTAATGACCAGTCTGCCGCTTGGAGGAGTAGAGAGGGGGTTGCGGATCTCGACTTCTGTGCCATTCGTAATAGTGCCTTCATAGCTAAAAGACTCCATGTTGTCGGTTAGAGTCAATCTGTGAAGTCCATCTATAAGTTCTAGCATATCTGAGCGTAGTGATTGCCCTAGATATTCCTCTACAGATTTGGCGTCTGTATAGGGCTTGACTCCTCGAAACTTCATTTTTAATCCTCATGTTTTCATCCTAACTATTGATGTGTCTATTGCTTGATTGTGTTACCTTGCGGAGCTGCATATTCTAGCTCAAACCCGGTAAAGATCACATTCGTGTCGTATTCAGTGTTTTCTAGGACTAAACGCAGTGATCTAGCTTGGCCTTTTCTGAGCTTAGTCTTATATGTAGGTTGCTGCGCTCCACCCCAAGTGAATGTATCCCAAGGCCTTGAGTCCCATGTAGAGCCTCTGTCAGGGAATGTAAACGAGAAAGAGCTGTGTGGTGTGTGTTCCTTGTAATCGATCTCAGTGGATGCGTCTACCGTAAACGCTGAGATTGGTAGTGGATTGTCTAAGTCAGTGTAAGAGTGCAGCTTAGCGCGTAGGAACTTCTTAGCAACTGAAGGGTTGCCGATAGATTCCCAGCCTGAGCCGTACTTAAATTCAATTGGATCTAGCTGATCGCCGTAGTCATGTAGCTGGTTGTCGTTGTGTTGTCTCCAAACTCTGTAATTTACGGCTGTGTCTGTTGTTCTCATTTCTCTTGAGCTAAACCATAGACGATTGTTTGTATAAGTGACTCCGGCTGAGAAGTTCATATTCTCCCACTTCGTCCAACTGTCGCGCACATAATTGTAAACGACGCAAAGAGAAAAGTCATTAGCGTATCGGTTGCCGGAATCTGTTGATTCTGCTGGTATGTAAAGTATGTACTGTTTATCTTGTACGTGGTGTATTGCGATCGCTCTGGCTAACTGAAGCTTCTCAGTTGCAAGAGTACGGTGTGTAGTGATTGATTTGATCACAGGATTAGAAACCAACTTAGGTAAACCAGCTCCGGCCATGGCATAGACTCCCCTCTCTCCTAAGAAGAAAAGGACTCCATTGATGTCAACTATGGATTTGTGAGATACACAACCTACGCCGCCACTACTCAAGTTAGTGACTCGGATGTTGTCCCTTGCGAAATCTCCTACCATTAGGAAGATGCTGCGATCTCTGAAGATCACTAGGGTCTCATTTGATTGCGTGAGGGCAGTGATAACACCGCCGTCATTTGATTCAGTAAGGAAGTTATTCAATACTGGGAAATTCGTTGGCTGGTCAGGCTCTGAATAAGATACTTGGTTAGGGTTAGTTGGTTCATTACCCACGGTTAGGGTGTTGTTGTACGTCGTTACGAACTTAGCTACTGGAGGAATTGCAGGAGACCTAATTGGCTCTACAAACCTGGCACCAACTGAAGCATCTGCGGTGTTGTCAGTGTATGACTGAGTTGCATTGAACGGATCGTTGTTGAGCTGCTCGATAAGATAATAAGTGCTGCCACTTGTTAGTGTGCGGTACACGTCAAGAAAGAGTCCAGTTGATATTATAATGTTGTCGGTCAAATCGATGTCTACATTTGAGATAACTACAATTGTTGTGTTGCTGACTGAAGACACAACGTACTCAGCGTAAGCGTTTGTCGCTACGTCACTGTTAAATAACCTTATTTTGTCGTTGGCTACAACTGTGTGTGCTCCACCTGCTGAATTGTCTACAGTTAGAGTTACTAGTCCACTTACTGGTGCGTTGTTCTGGTTGCCTACTGCGTATGCTCCCCTTGCATCAAATCCATTAGCGTCTTGTACGTTGGTTACCGTAACTACGCCTTTGTCAGAAGAGATAGAGATAGAGGTACTTGGGTCTGAGATGGCTCCTTTGTGTACTTGGCCATTGCGGTCTCTAAACCACGGCTGGACTTTCCATTGGTAGTCTCCGGTTAGTGTTCCGGTAGATGCTGAAGTTGCAGTAGGTATCGTGCCTGCTTCCATGCCTGCTTTAAACATTGCCTGACCGTCGTACTGCTGCATCGGATCTAGTCCGTTGGTGAAATAGACAGAGCGGTTAAAAATTGCGTGGTCTACGTGCCTTGCATCAATATCGGTGTTGAAGGCTGCCGCGCCAAGGGTTAGTCCTGCTGCTGAGTCTTTGATTACTTCTTCAGTGTAGTAATAAATGATCTCAACGGTCTCGCCGTTAGTTATGGTCTCTCCATTAAGAAGCTCTAGGAAGGGAGACGGTGTTGCTGTCTCTGTGGTTGCTGCTGCTGAGATGTGAGGACTTGAGGAAAGTGCTGAGATTAGTGCAGCCATTGTAAGTCCTGTATTCTCTATCTCGTCGCCAAGGTAATATGAAACTGTCTCGGCTGCAAGTACTTCGTCACCGTTGGAGTCAGTCTTTTGAGCTACGTCTAGTTCTAATATGAAGCCTCGGCCTGCTGGATCTCCCCAAGCTTCTGCACCCCAAGGAGCTGAGCCCCAACCAGTGGTAGTAATTCCAGAGCTTGAGTCTCCTGCTAGAGAGATGGTTATATCTTGGCCTAGGGCGTTGTTGTTTGTGATGGTTAATGTGGCTGTCTTCATCCGCTTGATTGTGTCGGAGATGACAAGGATTTCTTGTGTGATGGTTCCTAGTTCAGGGTCGATCTTATCAAAGCCGATTACACCATAGCCGCCAGTGTCCTTAGCGAAGATCTTGTAACCCTTGCGCTTGGCTAGGGCTCCGTCTTCAAGGAGGCGTACATTCTTGGCGTCTGTGGCAAAACCTGCATCGCGGGTAATGTCGTCCACAATTTCGTTGAGGCCTTTGAAATTAGAGTAATACTTTTTGATACCGTGTGTAACTGCCATTATATGATCCAATCCTCATCTAGTTCTAGTTCGATTTGATCTTCGTCAATCTCCTTAAAGGCTGCGACGATTTCGGCTAGCATTGCGCTTAGCTCACGTTCCTGGTCCTTAGAGTCAACCATGGAGTCAGCTTTGAGAACTTTCCAAGCTGCGTAGGCTGTTAGGTACCTTTCACATGTGTCAGGAAGTTCAGCGTGTGTAGTGGAGTTCTTTCCACCGACTACGTAGCTTCCTACTGCTATTGCTTCTGCTGATCCCAGTACGTGTCCTGATTCAACTATGATATATCCGTTAACTTCGTCATATGAGCTTACTGGAATAGCGGTTGCGGTAATCTTACCGTCTTTGTCTACGATAGATAGGTAATCAAATTGATCAACGTAATGGTTTGCTAGTGTTGGTAGGCCTGAATCCTGTGATTTAGTAGGCGATGCGTTTAAGTCTATGCGAGTTGTATCCGTTCCGCTGGTCTGTACTGCGCTAACCTGGCCGAGTCTGAAGGCAACACTAGGGAGCTTCTTTTGGTACGTTAGGCGTAGTCCAGTAGTCCAGGCTCTTGAAGGAGTTGGCTGCACTGCGATAGTCTTGCCGATACGGATGTAGCTCGAAGGAACTTCACTGGTTACATCTGGAAGGCGTGATTTTATATGCTTTTGGCTCAGAGTCGTGTAGTCTGCTGCTTTGTTTGAAAAGCGAGCTTCTACGTGTACTAGTCGGCCATCAAGGTATAGGTCCGCTGGTAGAGCATAAACCTCTTGGTTGGCTATTAGATCGATCGTTGAAGATGAGATAAACACCTTAGGGTGAACCTCTGAGATCCTAGCTTGGATATTGTCTTGGGCGTCGTTTAAGTATTCAATTACTTCTTGAGTAGTAATACCGAGAGGGTTATCCGGATCATTGTCGAATTCCTCGTTGTCTGTCAAACGACGGACCTGGGCGATAAGCCTCTCTATTCTACGCATTATTTAATCCTCAAGTTCTGTTGAAACGTACTAACGATACGATCCAATGCTTCTACCCTCTGTCTAGCTGCTGACTGCTGTGCATTAAGGTCAACGCTGCTCTGCTGTTGTACTCGCTGGGCTGCTCCTTCCTGTTGGCTAGCTGCAATCTGCTTAGCTTGCATTTGCTGGCGCACTGCTGCGTCGTCAAGATATGTTTGCTTAGGAGAACCACCGAAGAGGCCCCCTGCTGCGCCGAATAAAGAGCCTACTGACCCTACCCCTGCTGCTGTCATGCCGAAAAATGCTGGTGCTACTTTCTTCATCTTAACTGTCCACCTGTATAGTTGCTGTAAATCCATCGCTGAATCTCACTTTAAGATCTCCGTCAGCTGAGTCTACATAAATTTGTGCGTATGTTGCTGTTGATGAAGGTGCTGTAACTCCATCGGTAAGTATTAGGTGCGGCATAACCACCGCTGTTCCTGCTTCTACTAGATCAGAGGCGTTAACCTTCCATAGGTTTACTCGGCCAGTTCCTGCGAAATCTAGCGCATTAATGAACTCGTTGTTTTGGATGTTAAGCTTTGCGGGTCTGATTGTTAGATCTGCGAGTCCGGAATTAGTAATCTGTACTCCGCTGCCGTTAGCACTATGATCGTGACTAGAGACTTTCGCCCATAGAACGTCAAACAAGGCAGAGAAGTTAGCTCGGCCCTTGGCGGGGTATGTGAAGTTAAGACCTCCACTGGTGGTTTTGGTGTCGCCTGCCATTATACTTCTCCCTTAGGGTGCTTGTGTTTTTGCTTTTGTATGTGCTTGGCCCAGGGTCCGTCTGCTGACAAAGAGCCTTTTTCTCTTAGCTCGTCGAAGATCATACCTAGTTGAGCGCCAACATCTCCGTACGCGCATCTTCTGGCATCTTCAAAGGCTGAGGCTGCAAGTGCCGCTTCCTGATTATAATGAGCTTCGGTCTCTTCCTTGGTAAAGAATTTCTTCTTGCCGTTCACTCGTCTAAATAGTCTTGCCATTATCTTCTCCCTAATAGTGTGTAGGTTCCGCCTGAGGCTAGGTTACCTGTGTTATTTTTGAAAGCAATCTCGCCAACGATTGAACCCGCTTGACCATAGATAGGCATGTTACCACCAGCGGTGTTAATGAACCATCCTCTAATCAGGGTCTCCAAATTGCCGGGTGTTGCTCCTAATTCGAAGGCTACAAAGAAGTGTTTTCCTGTTCCTACGCCGATTGTATTTGATCCGTAAATTGCTATAGAGGAGGCCATCGCTAGACCGCCTGCGTCCATGCGAGCGTATATGCTTGTGATTGCTCCGCTGGCTGCTGTTCGTGGCTCTACGGTAGGGTAGGAGGATACTGCTCCAGCTGTGCCAGTCATGAACACTGCGAACTCTCTATACTTTGCGCTGTAGTCTGATAGGTCCCAAACTAACTCGGCTTCTCCTGCTGGGGTTACTGTGTCTACTATTTCATAACCCAGGGTGGCCCACTCAGCGGCACTCACACCGTCTGACGTTAGGAACTCTCCTATGTTGCCTACTCCGTTCTCTACCTTGACGCCTGACCCACCTAGTTGTACTCGGCCTGTGCCGTTGGGGGATAGAACAATGTTGCCGTTAGCCGTTGTGGTCTTGATTAACTTGTCTTTAATGTCTAAGTTTGCTCCTAGCTCTACTTCATCTGATGTACTAGCTCTAATTAAATCAACATAGGCACTGTCTGCGTTATTTCGGCTCTTGTACCAATCTGTGTTGGCCTCCATGCTGATCTCACCTAGGACGGTTAAGTCTGTGCCTGCTGTGATGAAATCACCTGCATTCACCTTAAACATGTTAATATTAGCGTTGTCTGCTGCGTTACGTCCTGTTAGGTATACGCTGTTGGTCCTTAGGTTGATTACTCCATCTACGTCTAGTGTGGACTCAATTGCTGTAACCCCGGAAAGTGTGGTGGCTCCTGCTACTCCTAGTGTGGTGCCTACGGTTACTGCTGCTGTGAAGGCTCCTAATCCTGTGACGTTTAGTGATGCTAGGTTCGCGCCTAGTTCTATAAGATCTGAGGTGTTAGCGCGGATAAGATTAACTGTGCCTGTACCAGCGAAATCAAGGGCTTGGTACCAGCCTGTGTTTGTCGCTAGAATAGAGCGGTCGTTAAGTGTGTTGCCTCGGCCTGCGGTATCGCGGCTGTGGTCGTGTGAAGAGATGGTAGTAAACGAGTTGGACATCGTTGCATCCCAGTTCGTTGTATCTCTATTCGGGTATTGAAAGTTTAACCCGCCCGATGTGGTTGAAAAACCTGCCATTTGCTTTGCTCCTTAGTGACTCATCTAGTATATGTACCATAGAGGTCTTGGTGTTACGTGCGGTTAAGAAAAAACGTGGTTTTTTTAGGGTCTCACCACGAAACCTTCATCAACTTACGCTGATGGCTTTTCTGATCCTAGTACGAGTACTGTGAAGTCGTCGCCAGCTGCGCTGGTTACTACTGTGAAAGCAGAGGCGGTAGGTAGGGCCAAAAGACTTGGTCCGTTGCCTTGTACACCGATTGGTGTGAGGCTGACTACTGGTGCTTCAGTATAGTTCTTCGTGAATGTGAAAAGAATCTGTGCTCCTGACCTACGGGCCAAAAGGTTAGGTGTGTTTGAGGAAAGTCCTGTGACTATAGGCGTTGCCGCTGAAACTACAGCTGAAGCGTCTACATTACAAGCTTCTAAACGCATCTTACGTCTTTCAATCTCAATTTGTCGTCTGTTACCGAATGCCATTATAAATCTCCTTAAGATTTAAAGGAGAGGACTTACCCTTTTTAATAGGAGCCTCTCCGGGTTAATTTAGCTTATGTAGCCAAGTTGTGGATTTGACCTTGGAAAGCTGGCTTGATAACTACCTGAAGGTAACCACCGTAGCGTGCTTCGTATCCGTCGCTGTCTGCTTGACGCAAAAGAACAGTTCCGTCGTCGTCGAACCATCCAAAACCAGGGCGGTGCA